CTGGAGATAATGCAGTAATGGTAAGTGATTCTTTCTTATGTGCTGCTGAAGATTCAGTCTATGATGTTACCATTACTATCACTCAACATCAAGATGTAAGGGTATTTGTATTAGCACCATCAGGTGGTTCAGTCACACCTAACTATGTTGCTGGTGTAGGTACATTTACGTTTCAAGTTACTACTGGTGCATTTGCTGAACAACTAACTATAAGAGGTCAAGCAATGGCAGATGGTGCATTTGTGTACATTGATAGTTGTGTTGTTAGTCTTACTGCTCAATCTTCTACATTCGTTCAATACTCTGACATCTTTGACTTAGGTGACTATAACGATAGTTGTAAATACTTTAAGATTGAAGGTTGTAATGCTCAAGACCAGTTTAACTTTGCCTTTGGCGGTTCATCATTCTTACCAATGATAAGGTTAGAGGGTAGAAGGTCTAAGGCTCAATACGTGACCAATGCTAACACCTTTAGATATGCATCAGGTAAGTGGTCTGCTAACTATGTCAACCGATTAAAACAATGGACATATCATTTTGGGAGATTACCTGAATATGTATTAGACTTTTTATCTACCATCTTCTACTATGACAATTGTTATGTCAATGGTGTGTTAATGTTTCCACAAGATAATGCATTCCCTTCTATTGACTGGTCTGATGCTGACACCTACTTAGGTTCTTTTGCTATTGACTTAGTTGAGAAAGACAATAAGGTTGTTAAGGTACAATGTGGTGACTCAGATGCTGACTGCTTACCATCAATCTTAGATAACTCAGATGAACCTTTCTTATTGACTGAAGACCTAAATAGAATAACTACACAAGATTCAGTTAATTTGTATTACGAAAATAATTTGTAGATTTGTATATCTTTTTGCACCCAGTAGGTTTAAATGTTACAACCTTAAATAGTAACATCAATAACTTTAAATCTATATAAAATGGGCTGTGCCTCATATTGCGAATCAGGTCTCGAAGCACACGACTTAGTCGTTTGTGGAGACTATAAATTAGGCGGTGTATCCGCTATAGTAATTGGTTCTTGTGCATCTGTATTAGCTGACCCTACAAGTGGTGAAGAGATTCTTGCTGCTATTAGTTCAGGTGATGCAGTCTTAGTTGAAGATATTCGTTTTGCTCTACCAGCTGGTTCACCTATTCAGGTGGATTCTCCAGTAGGTTGTGGAACTCAGATACGTATCAATGAAGACCGAACTGCTACTCTTTACGATGCAAACGTAACTGACCAAAACAACACATTCTATAACTCATTAAACCAACAAAAAGTAGGTTGGATAATGGCTTATCTATGTGACTCAGGTAAGGTTATCTACATCGACCCACCAGTAGGTATTACTACATCTGCTAACTTCATTATCCCTGAACAGAATAATGAACTTCAGCGTTATGAAGTAACATTTAGCTGGAGACAAAAAGAGATTCCAACTCAATTTGCAGCACCTGCTGGTATTTTTGGATAATGACTGAAGAGTTAAACACTAACGATATTGCCACATCTTCTAATGAAGGTGTGGTACTATTTGCTTTCGGCAAACAAGGCTACTATCAAGCAGCATACAACTTAGCCTATTCAATAAAGTATCATTCACCTAATGTAAAGATTGCACTCTTTGTAGACGATATTAAGAAGTGTGAAAATGCAACGGGTGACATCAAGAAGTACGTTGATTCATTAAATCAAATCGAACATTCCGACCTATACGTAGATGGTAAATTTGACCCAGCTATGTTGAAGGTGTCTCTATACAAGTATTTGCCTTTTAAAAACAATCTATATCTTGATGTTGATGCTATATGTTTAAAAGACATTCAGCCATTAATAGACGATTTAGTAAGTACAAAGAGGCATTACATCAGTCATTGTGTGGGGTATCATACTATTGATTTAGGACGTGATATCCCCTCAATGCAATGGGCATGGGCAGATGATATTTGGAGTCACTTTAACTTAGAATACGATTCAATCCTACCAGCTATCAATAGCAGCCTTCAATTCATTAAGATAGGCAAAGAGTCGAAAATGTTATTTGAGGTTCTTAGAAACCTTTATACGACTAACCAACTACCAACAAATAGACTTAGAATGAAGTGGGGTAATGGTCAACCTGATGAACTCTATATGAATGTTGCATTAGCTATGACATCATACGACCCATCATATAAGAATGATGGTATAGTAGGTGGTGGCAAATCTGAAACTGGGTTTATTCACTTTGCTAATGTTCGTGGTTTGTCATTCCAAGAAGTAACAGAAAACTATTATTTTCAATCTTACTATGGTGGTAGGAATTTTACATCAAGATTCTATACTGAGTGGTTAGATAGGTTAATGAAGGTAATGATGCGAACTCAAAACAAAATACATCAATTTCATATTGATAGAATCATAGGTCAAAAATACGTAAACAAATGAAAGACATATCTACCAAAAAACCGAAAGGGAGACCTAAGAAGGTCGAAACAATATCTACAGAAATTGTAACTACTGAGACATTTACAGAGGTTGCAAGGCATGACTGGAACTCTGAAGATGAAGTTGGTCAATTCTTAGGTTCATTAGTTAGAATGTCAAAGTATAAGACCATTCTTGAGATTGGTGTATTTGAAGGTGAAACAACACAACACCTTATTAAGTCACTACCTAAAGGCGGTCAATACGTAGGCATTGATATTAACGACTATCGTACAGCAGCAACTAAGTTGTATATGTCAGAGGGTGGTAAGTCAATTGACTTTATCTTAGGTAATTCTCACAATGAATTAAGTAAACTACCAGCTAATCACTTTGACTTAATCTTTGTGGATGGTGACCATTCTTGGGCATCAATCCTACCTGAGTTTAAGTTGGTTGAAAAGTTGGTTAGTCGAGGTGGTGTAATTGTATACCATGATACCATCCACCTTCAAGACCCTAAAAGACTTGTTGAGTATGCAGCAAATTACAACTACAACACAACAACATTGAATACACCTGAAGGTCGTGGTATATCTTTAATATCTAAATACTAAAACTATGAAAGTTCTATTTTGTCGTTCTAAATCTTGTGGCTCACACATTATCAATTCAACTACATCTACTAAAATCGTAGCATAATGGCACTCTCTATTGAAGAGGTTAATAAGATAGTCAATAAGTTTGCCTATAAACACAAGGCATTCGAGAATGATAAGTCAAGGTCAATTACAAACCCTATCTCAAAACGTAGGGTAGGAATGTATCAATATCCTGAATACTGGGATGGGTACAATTTCTCTGCAATGATGTATGATTCAATCTTACCTCATGCACGTGCTGATGTATACCCTGAACATTTACTATCTGTTAGAAGTCCAAATCAAACTGAGGCTCAATATGAGTATATCAAGGCTAACTATAAGGCTACTACTCTTAATGTCTTTGAAGATTTTAAGGCTACTATCTCACGTGCATTTGCAGACCAAAACTGGTCAATCAATGTAAGACCTGAGACAGATGAAAGATTTGGTGATGACACATTTAGTAAGTTCATCAATGAAGAGATTGAAAAATTTGGTAGTGTTGAGGTCTTTGTTAAATCAATGCTACCTACCTTAAAGTTAATTGACCCTAATGGAATCATAGCCATTGAGCCTGAAGATTTCGATATTGAAGATAATGGTAATGATGAAGAGTTATTGATAGGTAACAACCTAATTAAACCAATGCCTTCATACTATAATTGTAAAAGAATTGTAGGTCAAGAATATGGTAGATGGTACTTAGTTATTGATGAAGATAGAAGTCACGTTAAGGTAGGTACTAAGACTGAAGAGTCAGGAATCATTCTTGAATTGTTTGACGATACCTATATCTACAGAATAGAACAAGTAGGTAAAAAAAGTGATATGACATTTGGTGAACCAGTTGTATACTTTCAACACGATTTAGGTTATGTACCTTGTAGAAAGTTGATGGGTACACCACTCTTAGTTAATAATGAGTTGGTGTTTCAATCTCCATTTATTACAGCCGTTCCATTACTTGACCAAGTGGTATTAGATGAATCATATTTACAGATGTCTAAAGCTACAAGTGCATTTCCTTTCATGGTTGCATTAGGTGAAATTTGTGAGTTCGTAGATAGAGAGGGTAATAGATGTGATAACGGACAAATCTTTGACCCTATAGGAGGTGGGTATCGTACTTGTGGAAGTTGTAGTGGTGCTGGTGTTAAGAGTCGTTTCAGTCCAACTGGAATGCTACTTGTTAAACCTAAGACATCAATGAGTGAGGGTGACTCAGGTCTATCAGGTGACTATATGAAGTTTGTAAGTCCACCAATGGACACATTGACCTTTCTTAGAAATGAGATTAATACTCAAATGGATAAGTCAAGAAGTGTATTACATCTACCTTCAAGTGATGCATCAGGAACGATAGGTGAGGCATCAACTGCTACTGGTTCACTCAATAAAATGAGAGCCTTATACGCATTCGTTAAACCTATTAGTGACCAATTATTCGGAATGTATGAGTTCATGCTTAACACGATTGGACAGATGCGCTATGGTGAATACTTTGGTGGTGTTACTTTGGTATATCCTACTTCATTTGACATCTCGACTCCAAGTGATTACCTTGCAGTTATATCAGAGGGTATTGCGGCTGGTGTACCTCCAGCGGTGACCTATGCCAATGTTTACAATTACATTAAGGCAATCAACTATACAGATGATGAAAGTGCTGCAATGTATGAACTGATAATGTCAGCAGATGAACTTCTATTGATGGGTCAAGCAGACATAGTAGCAAGGTTAGGATTAGGTACTATTGAGAAATGGCAAGATGTGTTACACCAGTCAGCACCTCAATTAGTAATGGAGTTAATACGTAACTTCATACCTAATGCAGACTATGATAACTTTCTTGACCAACCAATGCAAGAACAGATAGTACAACTACGTGAGGCAGCGGTAAGTAAGGTAAGAGAGGTATTAGACCCTATTCAACTTGCACAACAAAATCTATTGAGTGGCATCTCTTAGTGAAATTGTAAAAGAAAAGATTAAACTCTTTGATAGTACACCTGATAAGATGGCTACTGCTACTGATAAGGTGCAGTTAAAGATATGGAAGGAACTGCTACCAGTTATCAATGACTTAGAAGTAGATAAGACTGGTAACATAATTCAGAGTGATAAAAACGTAGCACGTATTGGTATCATTGCAGATAAGTTAAATGAAGCACTTGCTGGTAAAGAATACCAAGCAGTTATTAAGACCTTTCTTAACTCTATTGATGAAAGTGTGGTATTATCTAATGAGGTGGCTAAGAAGTTTGACCCAGCATTTGAACCAACGGCTGCACAAACAAAGTTACTACAGATATCTAAGACCAATGCAATTGATACTTTCATAGGTAGTGGATTAAAGAACAATGTAACTCAACCATTCTTAGAACAATTGGTTACTAACATTTCAGCACGTGCGCCACTTAGAGATACCATCAATGCATTGCAAGGTGTGATAGTTGGTACAGATGCTACTGAAGGTTTGTTATTGAGACACATTAAGACTACTGCGTTAACTGCTCAAGCAGTAGCAGATAGGTCTTATTCAGCAGCGGTAAATGAAACTATTGGTGCGGTATACTTTGAATACTTAGGTGGTGAGATACCAACTACAAGACCATTCTGTCAACATCGTGAGGGTGAGGTATTCCATAAGGGTGAGATTGAACAATGGGGTAGAGGTATTAATTCCGCTGGTATAGATGACATTGAAGATGGTACATGGGCTGGTCGTATTGATGGTACTGATGCTAAGTCAATATTTACTTTTGTTGGTGGGTGGAATTGTAGACATTACCTTGTACCAATTGAATCTGACTTAGTAGACCCTACAATTAAAGCAAGGGCAAAAGCAGAAGGTTTCAAACCAATATAACGTATTCAAAAAATTATTATCTTTGACCTATGACTTATTACATAATGAGTGATGGCACTATTAAACGTGCATCAGATATGGTTGGTGAACTACTTAAAATGAATGGTGGTCGCAAATTAGAACTTAAACCAATTGAACTAAACATAAACAACAATGAAAGAAGCAGAAGCATTGGAATTAGTGAAATTCCTAAACCTCGAAAACGCAGAAACAATCGAAGAAGCGAAGGAAAAATTTACAGCACAATGGATAAAGTCTGAAGAGTTATCTTCTAAGATAGGTCGTGTTACTGGTAGCATTACCAACGTAGCACGTAAAGCATTTGAACCATTTGGCATCGTACTTACTGAAGATGACTTCAAAGATAAGAAAGTAGAAGAGGTAATACGTAGTGCATCTGAACGTGCTAAAGAATCATTTGAGGCACAACGTGAGGAATGGGAAAAAAGAGCATCAGGTAACGGCTCAGAGACCTTAATCAAAGAATGGGAATCTAAGTACAAGTCACTTGAAAAGAAGCACAATGATGTGGATTCTGCACGTCAAGATGTAATGACTCAGTTTGATAAGTACAAAGAGAAAGTAAAAGAAGAGACTAAGATATCTTCAATCAATTCAATCTTTGAGAAAGAGTTAACTGCTATCAAGATTGACCCATCAGTTAGTGACATTACACTACGTGGTTTCAAATCTGTGATTGCAGAAAAGTATGTGATAGATTTAGAAGACGATGGCAATGCAATTGTAAAGGATAAGAAGAGTGGTGAAAGATTAAAGTCAACTGCTAAAGCTGGTTCATTTTTGGGTATCTCAGATGTACTTTTAAAAGAAGCAACTGATGCTGGTATTATCCAAAAAAATGTACATCAAGGTAAACCAATCAATCAAAGAGGTGCATACATTCCAGCTATTGAGACTACACAAAATGTCAAAACAAAAAGTGTTAACCCACGTTTTTTAGGTATGTAATTTAGTATCTTTGAATGTTCATAGTGGTTTACTTTTATGCGAAGTTGAGGTAAATTAGATTAATTCTAAAGAGGGGTAGCAGAAATGTTACCCTTTTTTTGTGTTTGTAATTGATTGATTATCAGTCGAAAGCATTATCTTTTTAAAAAGGTATTGCAGTATCAAAAATACATTGAGTGCTTTAAATCGAATATATGAGGCTTTAAAAACGATTTGATAAAAACAAATAATATCTAAAATATTTTTGTAAATTAGCCACGCAAAAAGACAAAGTAGTCAATCGTGACTTTAATACGATACCAAAAAGTAGGTAAAATACTCAACCTTTAATGAGTCAAAAACTAACTTTCTAATTCGACTAACAATGTCAATTTCTCGTATACTATCGGAATGCCCGAATATCCAAGCACCACTTGGTCAACTCTTCATTGAAGTTGGTCAACGTGAGTCATTACCTTTTCTTGAGTATCTTAACTCACCTGAGAATGTAAAATTAATTCGTCAACAAGTATCTACTGGTGGCGGTAAATTAAGAACAGTTGAAGCACGTTGGATTCAACGTCTACCTGAAACAGAAGTAGAAGAGGGTGCAGAGATTATGAATTGTACTGCTACTAATGTATATGGTGACACTACAACAACTTACACCTTAGAGACTACAGATACTTACCAAGCATCTCAGTTAATCTCTGGTGCAGATATTGCCCGTCATTGTCAAGATAACAGCGTTTACTTCTTAGAATCAGTTATGCGCCTTATGGACGTGATTGATAGAAAAGTTGCTACTGCTGCTGCTACTCAAGCGGTTGCTGCTATTGGTACTTGGGGTACTGATGTAACTGGTTTCTACACAATGGATGGTGACTGCATTGAAGTTGCTACAATTGATTCAAGTGGTAATGTTAATCCATTCGCTTTAGCTGACATTCAACAAGCAGCAACAATGGCTAACTACCCAGCAGCACCAATTGCATTCGGTGGTGCAGCAATGCAACGTTATGCAAATGCAGTTAAGGCTGGATGCTGCTCACAAAGTGGTATTGATATCTTAGCTATCTCTCAACAAAATGGTTTTGGTTTCGCTTATGATGCACGTGTAGCATCTGCACAAGGTGACCAAACATCTGCATTAGTAACTACTGCTGGTGCTATCCAATGGTTATCTTATAACCTTGCTGAGTGGAATACTAATTTCACACCATCAGTAGGTATGGCTTACTCACGTACAATTGCATTCACTCCAGCTGGTGTACCAGTTGACCTTACTTTAAAGGATGATTGCGGTAACCTTTCTGTTATTGTAACTGCTACTGGTAAGATTGTAACATTACCAACTGACATCTATGAGGCTGGAGATAAATTCGCTGGTGTGAACTATGTGAATTGTGTTTCTATTGTAAACCCATAGATAGCCCACAATTTCTACTGAGTGAGAACTTAGATGAATTGATGGGTCAAGATAGTGACAATTTACTATCACAATAAATTGAGGGGTGGGTGATTATTTGCCCACCCTTTTTTATAACTTTGAAAAAACTAAAATATGTGCTTTGAGAAACTATTAGGTTTGAAAGGCTGCTCAATAACAGAGCCAACTACAGGCTTATATATAGATGACTTGGGCATTAACACCACTCTATTAGGTCAATTAATAACTGACCAGTATAATACTGGTGTAGAATTATTTGAAGGTAAACGTGCTTTTGCTTGGAGAAAGTTAAGTAGTGATATTTTGTCACGTCTTCAAGCTACAATGAAAGCAGATACTATCATTGAAAATAAAAGAATTGGTCAAGTCTTAACCAATGCCTCAAACATAGACCTTGCACTTGGAGCTGGTCGTTATGCTGGTATTAGAGTTAAAGTTGACCCTAACAATACATCATTCTTAAACTTCTACCTAAGTACATTACAGATTGATATATACACAATGGCAGTACCAGTAGAGATATTGGTATTTGATATGTCTACACTAAAGTTAATTGATTCATTTGATTATCAAAGTGAGGCAGTAGAAGAGTTCATTGGTAGAACATTCAAGGCAAAGAGACGTAAGTTAGATTTAGCTTTTGTCTATGAGTCATTATATGACACAACCAAAATGATTACTAAGAAAGGTGCTTGTACTGATTGTGGTGGACGTTTAAAAGAGGCTCACATTTGCCCTTTCGTAGATGCCATAGGTATTGAATTAACTACTGATGGTTTAAATGTGTTATCTTCATTATCTAAGAAGTATACTCAAGGTATGTCCTTTGTTTATAATGTCAATTGTGATAGAGAAAGTTGGTTGTGTTCAATTGGTGGATTGATGGCAATGCCATTAGCATATGCTACTGCAGTTGAGATATTTAATTATGCATTGACTATCTCACCTAATCAGAGAGTAAATACAGCGGTCTCAGTAAACAAGGGTAATAAGGTCTTTGCAACAAGTGATGCTACTGAAGGTATTGTGGCAGCACGTGACATTGCACAAACAAGATACAATGAAGAGTTGAGTGCAATGCTTACTAATATGAGATTGCCTGATGATAGGCATTGTTTTGATTGTAACAAAAATTACAAGTACGTAACTGCTCTACCCTGATGCCTACTATTAAGGAAATGAACGCACGAATGGATGCTCTTAATAAAGAGTGGTTGACCAATTTTAAACCATTGTATCGTGCTGGTACAAACTTAAAGAGGGTAATGTTTAAGAGGATATTTGGTAAGGGTAATAGCGGTGGTTATAATACTGCAATGCAAGAACTACCAACTAAAGACTATTCAACTGAGCCTATCTATGTTGACTCAAAGTCTTTGAGAAATGCACCAGCATCATTCAAGTTTGGCAAACCTACAATTGATTCAAAGGGTAAAAAGAAAAAAGGTAAACCAATTAAATCATTATACTTTGCTGGTGGTTATGCTGAACTAAAGACTAAGACATCTGCTACATTACCACTTCAATTAACTGGTAAGTTAGCTGGTGGTTTTTTACAATCTGAAGTAATCAAAGATGGTCTTTCAGTTGAGTTAACATTACCTGAATCTGAATTAGGCAAATCTAAAGGACTTGAAAAAAAGTATGGTGTTATCTTTCAACCTACTGACATGGAAGAGGAAGAGTTCTTATTACTGCATGGTCAATATGTTGTTGATGTTATAAACGAATTATTGAAATGAACCTACTTAAAACGATAATAGAGAGACTTAATCAAAGGGTAGAGGTTGCTAATATCTTTGACCAAATATACCCACTATGTGAACTCAATGCTAATGGTAATGATAAAGCATGGGTACACTATATTGGTAATGGTCAAGCAGAAGTAGTGACCAATTTTGATGCTAAACAAGGAACTCTATTTTGGGCAAAGAGAGGCAAGGTATCAGTAACCAAAACTGAATCATTGAAAGTAAGTGGATGTAAGACATTATACTTAACTACCTTTGCTTTGACTGCTTATGCAGTTGTAAGAAAGTCACATCTGCCTTGTGATAGTGAGGATAGTCAAGATTGGATTGCATCACGTATTTATAGATTAATAAGTGGTACTGACCCCGATTTTAAAGTATCTATAGGTGTAATCCAATATGAGGTAATACCTAATGGTTACATCAATGAAATTAAGTCTTTGACTGCTAACTATGAGTGGGCTTGTGTAGCAGTAGATGTTGATGTAAATGTAGTTAGTTCATCTGAAGATGGATGTTATGATGTGTGTGCAACTGGTGAAATTCCACTACCCGATTTTCAACCTTGCACACCTTGCTTGACTGAGGTAGCAGTAGATGGTGTGACCATCATAGGTAATGGTACTATTGGTGACCCATTGGTGGCAATTGGTGGCGGTGGCTCAATCGTTTTACAAACAGATGGTGTTAATAACGGCTCACAATCAATCCTAAATCTAAAAGAGGGTACTAACATTACCTTGACTGACGATGGTGTAGGAGGTGTTACTATTGATGCCTCAGGCGGTGGTGGTGGTGGTGTTACATCTGTAACTGCTACAAGTCCATTATCTTCAAGTGGTGGTTCAACACCTGATATATCAATATCACAATCAAGTACATCATCAGATGGTTATTTAAGTTCTACCGATTGGAATACATTTGATGGTAAGTTTGATGTACCAACTGGTTTAAGCACTGACTATTTAGATGGCTTAGGTTCACCTCAACCTTTTCCGACTATACCTAATGCACAAGTCAATTCAGATTGGAATGCATCAAGTGGTGTAGCTGAGATACTTAATAAACCAACTATACCAACTGGTTCAGTTACATCAGTAGATTTAACAATGCCATCTGCATTCTCTGTTAGTGGTAATCCAATAACTACAAGTGGAACTTTAGGAGTTACTGCTAATGGTGTTTCAACTCAATACATCAGAGGTGATGGTCAACTTGCAAACTTTCCAACATCAACTGGTGGTGGTGCATCAGTTAGTTACTATCTTAATGGCTCAGTAAGTCAAGGCACTTTCGGAGGAGTGGCAATGCGTGAAATCAACAAAGTGCCAATCATTGGAGCTGGTACAGATTTCACCATCAATGCAGATGGCTACATTCAATCGTTCATTACTGATGCCAATGACCCAAATCAATTATCAATACCATCGGGAAATTGGAACTTTGAAACTTACTTTAGCGCATCAAGTGGAGGAGGAAATCCAAAATTCTACATTGAACTTTACAAGTGGGATGGAGCAACATTGACATTGATTGCATCCAACTCCACTAATCCTGAAAACATTACAGGAGGCACTGCGATTGATTTGTACCTGACTGCATTAGCAGTACCACAAACGGCATTACTCGCAACAGATAGACTTGCAGTGCGCTTTTATGTAACTCATAGTGGGCGCACAATTACGATGCACACAGAGGATAATCACTTGAGTCAGATAATTACAACTTTCTCAACTGGCTTAACCTCACTTAATGGACTGACTGCCCAGACTCAACTCCTTGCAGTTGGCACAAGTGGTACTGACTTCGCGATATCATCCACAACTGCGACTCATACATTCAACCTACCAACGGCAAGTGCTGCCAACAGAGGTGCATTGAGTACAGCCGATTGGACAACATTCAACGGGAAGCAGAATGCCATCACATTAACCACAACGGGAACAAGTGGAGCAGCAACATTGACGGGCGCGACATTAAACATTCCGCAGTATAGTGGTGGTGGTGGTAGTGCATTAAAGTCAATTACTGATACTGCTGGATATACAGGGATTACAAATACAGCGGTTTTTACACAATTAATTGCAGCAAATACTTATGCTATTGGTGACATTTTAAGAGTTACTTATCGAACTCGTAAGACTGGAGGAAATGGAAATCAAACATTAAGAATTTACGTTAATGTTACTGCTGATTTAGTCGGAACTCCAATATTAATTGGTGGTTATCAAAATGCTGGAGCTAATTCATTCTTAGTAAATCAAATGGTTAGACATTTGGCTATAAAATCATCAACTAATAATACAGAAGTTTATCTTGCTGCTGGAGTTGCTATAGCTACCGACTACGGGCTTTACAACAGCGCAACTACTTGTGCTATTGATTGGACTACAAATAAATATTTTGTCTTTGCAATTCAATCAACAAGTTTAACAGATACTAATTATGGCTCAATGTACTTAATAGAAAAACTATGATAGACATAACTCTTGAAGGTGGATACGTCACCTTCTATACATCGGTAATTGGGGTGGTTGCATCCAATGTGGAACTTTGCGAAGTTGTTGATGACAACTCCTTGCACTTAGGCACAAATGTCGGTGTTTTCCTTATCAACATCGAGCAGTTTACAATTAATGCAATTAAATTTTCGACCTCAGCTGAGGCGGTTAACTACATACTAAACAACTAACATCATGGCAGGAGTAAAAATTACCGACTTAGTAGCAATCACAGAAGCGGCAAGCAATGACTTGCTCTACATTGTGGACGTAAGCAACACAACCCAATCACCTCAAGGCACATCTTCCCAGATTGAGGTAGGCAATATGTTTAGCAGTGGAAGCTATACACCGACAGTTAGTGGTGTGGTAAACGCAATCACTGCAACACCTATCTCAGCAACATTTATCAAGGTGGGTAGCATTGCAACAGTTTCAATTCAGCTATCAATTGTATTAGATACTGCACAAACAACTGGCTCATTTGAATTATCGCTTCCAGTGGCATCTAATTTTACAAATCAGAAAAATTTGTTTGGATTGATGCAGTATTCTGTTGGTCCAGGTACATTGGCAGAAATTCTACTTCTTGATATTAGAGCAGAAACAACCAACAATACTTGCTTAGTTGAAATAGAAGTTTTAACTGCTGCAATATCAATGGACTACTGCACCTTACAATTCCAATATGAAGTGATATAATGAATATAAGTAAGACTGGTATTCAATTAGTCAAGGACTTTGAAGGTCTTAGACTCAATGCCTATAAGTGTTCGGCTGGTGTACCTACTATTGGTTATGGTTCTACGTTCTACCCTGACAAATCCAATGTCAAGATGGGTGATGTGCTACGTGATAAGGATGAAGCAGAGGTATTATTGATTAATACCTTAGTTGACTTTGATATTTACGTAAGTAAGTACACAAGGTCGGTCAATTTGACTCAATACCAGTTTGATGCATTGGTATCATTTGCCTTTAATTGTGGATTAGGTAACTTATCCAAGTCTACACTGCTCAAAAAGGTACTTATTAACCCTAATGATAAAGATATTGCCTTAGAGTTCGCTAAATGGAATAGAGGCGGTGGTAAGGTGTTGAAAGGTTTGGTCAATAGAAGGCAAAAAGAAGCAGAACTATATTTTAAGGTGGTCGTATAGTAGTTCATGGCTATCGACCCTAAGAAATTCAAACAAATAGCTGACTTACTTATGGTGTACTGGCATTTGACTATAGGTTCACTCATATCTGTATTAGGCTTTTGGCTATTTTTCACTAAGAAGATAGATAAGGAGTCATTTGCATACATCATTGGTGCGGTTGTTACCTTGAAGTGGGTGTGGAAGCCTACTGAGAAAGGGGGTACTAATGTATAAGATGGTAAAAGACACTATTTATACTCACACATTTGATAATGTTTGTGTGATTGGTGCATCTTGTAAGGTTCATAACCACATTTTAAAAGAAGTGGTACTTACACCTGAGCCTTTTACGTTTGTAAATCACTACATGGGTGATACATCAATGTTCATTTATAAAAATCAGTGGGGTGAGACTCTATATGTTGATGAAATATTGACTAAATTTGAGCCAAATGAAAAGGTAGAAGTTGAAACAATAGCCATACAACCATTTAGAGCATCGGATACTATACAGCCATGTGATGCAAAGTGGTTAATTAAGGGTAATAAGTTTGAATTAAAACCTTATTCTATACAAAAATGTAATAATAAGATGGTTCAAAACTACTTATATAGTGATTTGTCTAACTCAATTGTAATGATGTTGATGTTGTTAGCTACTTCTATATGGCTATATCGGTCTACATTTTATTGGTTAGATATGATTCGTAAAATTAACAAGATAGTTAAGAGTTAGATATGTCTACTCAATACATCTTAGCTAATTCGATTGACTTGTTGTATGTAGTTGCTGACTATGAAGGTAACATAGTAAGGTCAAATGATTTATTCAAAGAGTATTCATCTCACATCAAACCTAAGAAGGTTAGTGATATAATTTCAGACGATACTGAACTTGACGATTATGTTATTTCGGTAAAGAAAGCAATTGAGTTAAGTCCTAACCCAGTTCGTATCTATGCAAGAACAAAGCAGAAAAATAGTGGGTTAAGGTGGAACTTGTGGAACTGCTACGCTATACTTGGGTCACTTCATTTTGTTGGATTCCAAATTACTGATGTGACATCTATTACCAGTCACGAACACGAAAAACAAAAGGTGTTACTTGAAGAGTTCAGGTTTATGTTATCTCACGAACTTAGGCAACCATTGACATCAGTTGCTGGTGTGGTTAAGTTGTTACTTGATAAGGGTAATAATGTAGGTGAGGATGAACAGATTGAACTACTCAAGATGGTGGATGAATCAATGAAGAGACTTGATGAATCAATTCACCTATTGGTAAAGAAAGCAACACGGCAGTTATGAAACAATGCACCCTACCAATGGATGAAGAAGAGGCAGATGAAAGACTCTTAATTGTGGTAAAGCATTATGTATGTGAGAGAGAGATGCCAATATATGTTGCAAAAAATGTACTTAGAAGTAACCTAAGAGATAAGTCATGCTTTGAATTAAAATGGGAGAAATTCATTAAGTTAATTGGTGGTTATGCAACAAAGTAAATTTGACTCACTTGATAAGGTATTGATGGTAGTTGGTGGTGTTGTTATGCTGCTAATTTTTATTCATACTTGTGGGTCAAATGGTCAACTTACTATTGACTATCGTAATATGAAGCAACAAGTAGAATCATATAAGGTGCAGCACATGGCAGATTCAAGTAAGTTAATCAGTCAAGCGGTCAACTATCAAAGTAAAATTGATTCAAGGGATATGGCTATTAAGTTGTTAGCCATTCGCAATCCTAAAGAGATTGTTAAGATTCAATATAAGACTAAGGTAGAAACTAAGATTCAACTTGCTGAACCTATCACAATTGATTCAAGTAAATACATTAAGCTACCTATTCAATTCTCAGATTATAATGATTGGTGGTCAATAGATGGAAAAATCGACTCCACAGGATGCCTTGTAATCGACTCAATCGTATCAAGTGGTACTTTGACCTATTCGGTAGGAGATACTTTAAGAGATGGTATTTTTAATCGTTTACTGAGAAAAAAGGATAGTGTAGTGAGATTACACATTGACAATCCTACTATGTCAATCAGTAACCTATCTAATATCTACGTTAAGAGAGAGCCTAAGTGGTATCAATCAACTGCATTTAAGGTTGGTGTAGGTGTATTATTGGGTATCGGATTGAGTAGTCAAATAAAATAATATAAAGTTTTCTATTTCATTATCAAGCAGTTAAGTAATATGACTAAAAATAATTATGTTTATTTTGATAGAGGTATTGCAGAATCAAAATATAGTTTTACATTTGCCTATCAATAAGTCACAAAATATTTACTTACTCACTAAATCAAACATTATGAAAAGCCAACAAATTGCCAATTACATTATGAATCTTTCTAAATCAGTAGGTAAAGATTTAAACTACGCATTATCAATTGTTGAATGGTATTCAGCAACAGACAAGCAAGACAAAGAAGTTAAATTAATCCTAAATCAAATCTGGAATTAATAACCAACTAAGGGAGGCTCAGACCTCACTATATTTTCATTTAATCAATCTCTAAATTTAATCACAATGAACAAACAATTTCAAATCTCAATTGAGACCAACACAACATCTGAAGGTATCTCTTCACATCAACTTTTAAAGGATGCCAAAATGTGGGTAGATATCTACCTTACCACCAAGAAGTCAGGATACATAGAGTCAGAAAATCCATCCATCGTAATTTGGGAAGGTGACTATATGGTTCAGTATATTCCTTTTTTTTAATCCACTAATTTTCTAATCAATCAATCCTAAATTCGTGTAATATGAAAGCATCAACATTATTTAAACTTCAAGATAATAATACCTATTTCCATTACGACCATATCAACGGGTCAATGATTACCATCGTGAATGATGGTTGTTACAAAGGCATCTTTACAAGGTGTGATTCTAACTGCGCTATGATGGTTAGACAATACTTCAAAGAAGACCATCACAACGTACCTATGGAGTATAGAGATTACCAGCCTATCTCAGTTGATGAATGGGTAACAGCCTATGATAAGGCATTAGCTAAATTAGAAGAGACTGCTACAATAATGTTTAAATCACTTTAATTTTTACTAAATAAATCCAAATCAATTATGTTACCAACACTAAACGCTCCCATCGGTGGAGACTCAAACTACAGCAACAAGATAGCACCAGTAGGTATGCATCTTGCAAGAATCTATCAAATCATTGACTTAGGAACTACAGAGCAAACTGGTCAATTTGGTGGAAAAAAAAGAAAGGTTCAAATCCTTTTTGAACTACCATTAGAGACTGCGGTCTTTGACCCTGAAAAGGGTGAGCAACCATTCTACGCACGTAATATGTATACCTTGTCAATGCACGAGAAAAGCACTCTAAGAAAAGATGTTCACTCTATTGAGGGTAAGACATTGACTGAGGATGAAGCTAAGAAGTACAATGTGTTTTCTTTAATTGGTAGAGAATGTATGGTCAACATCATTCACAAACAAAGTGGTGAAAAGACCTTCGCTAACATTCAAACTATCACACCACTACCTAAAGGAATGGTTTGTCCACCAGCTGTGAACCCACCACTTATATTCTCAACTCAACAACCTGATATGGTTGTGTTCAGGACACTACCTGAGTTCGTACAAGATAAGATTAAGTTGAGTGATGAATTTATAGCATACATGAATGCTGAAATGTCAGCTAACTACCCAGCTAATAAACCAGCACCAACACCACTACCTACATTCACAATTGAGAAAGGTGTTAACCCAAGTGATTTCGATTGGATGCAAGGTGAACAAGAAGACCCTACTAAATTACCATTTTAATTAATCAATGGAGGGTGTAATAGCCCTCCTTTAAAAACCTTTACTCAAATGAAAAATACTAAGTCAGAAATATTACTCAAGGTTGATTCACTCTATGAAGTCATCAACCATTCAAATACATTAAAGACTCAACAACTAATCAAAGATGCACCATCTAAGGTAGAAGACAAACTATCTTATGACATTACTGAGCATACTATCAAATTAGCAAATGAAGTTCTTAAAACGATTGAATCAAGTCGTAAGGCTATTACCTCACCATTGGATGCATACAAAAAGCAAATAATGGAGATTGAGAAAGAAGCAGTTGAGCCACTAAAGAAGTACATTGAATCAGCTAAGATTAAGATGTTAGCCTACAATGAAGAACTTGAGAAAGTGCAACGTGAGGCAAATGAGAAACTAAGGATTGAATCTGAGAAAGCATTAGAAGATGCACCCTTTGATGTATTTAATACACTTGCTGGTTACTTTGTTGACCAAGCAGTTAGCATCAATACTGAGCAACCTAAGAACATAAGGGTGACTAAGAAAGCAAGAATCAATGGTGAGGTGAATTGGTCAATGGTACTTAATGTCTTATTTGCTGCTGAGGTATTAGATTATCAAGAACTACTCACACCACTTGCTAAAGCTATGGAAAAATGCGGAGTAGTTAAGATTGATGGTATTGAGATTTACGACCATAAAACACAAGTAATAAGATGACACGTGACCAATTCGTTTACTACCCAGCACTATCTTGTTCAAGAATTAAGAAACACTATACTGGTGACATTAGTTATGCAAAGGTAGCCTTAGAATTAGGTGTTAGCCTACACCATCAGTTGTTAGACCTTAGACCTGAAGATATGAACCTTGAAGCATTTAACGTACACAAGGCAATATCTAACCACCCAGTAGCTAAGAGAATAATGGAAGGTGCAATAAATGAATACCCACTAATCAAAGAGGTGAACATAGGTAGGCATACAATAGAAGCTAAAGGTATGTTTGACATCTACAATGAAAAGTTAAATGTGATAGCAGACATCAAAACCACATCAGCTAAAACCTTAGATGTGTTTGCATCCGACATGGTCAAGCACTACAATCACATTCAAGCGGTATGGTATTCACTACTTGCTGGAATTGACCCTAAGAACTTCTTTTACATTGGTGTAACTGCAAGGTCTAAAAAGACTAATAGCACATCGGATAGCATCTTAGTATATAGACATAGTGATAATGAGATTGCAGATGGTTACAAGTTAATTACTGGGTATCTTGACATCAACATTAATGAACTCAAATCACATTTTAATTCATCTTATAAATCATAACAATGAAAAACGAAACTGCAATTCAAATAATACTAAGATTACTTAGTTCACATGATAAGTTGAATAAAGAATGTCCTGAAGTTCTTGAAGTCATTGAAAGTTATTTAACTATTGAACAGATTCAAATTACATCTGCTTGGAATGATGGTTATTTGTTAGGTGTAAATGGCTTTATACTTGAGAATTATAGCACTGGTAAAGGGTACTACGAACAACTATACAAGGTGACTAATGAAGTCTGAACTAATTGAACACATTGAATATCTAACTGGTAAGTCAATCAAGTTTAAAGAGATTGAAGATAGATATGTGATTGGTGTTAAGAGATGGTTTCTTTGTGGTGGTGACCTACCATCAACTGACATAGCTAAGTACCTTGACATCAACCACAATAAGTTAACTCTACTGATTCAGAAACAGATGTCTAAGATAACTGGTGTTAAGTTAAAAAATGAAGCACCAGTAGTTGAGGTAATGTATACACCATCTTCATTAGAAAGGCTCTATCCTAAGTCATATCGTTATGAGTGGTTACCAGTATATGAACTCAACTACTATCTTTACCTTGCAAATAATTCAAGAAGTCAACTAATCCACAACTATAAACTATTCTTAAATGAGTCACGAAGTAGAGATTTACAAAGTCATAGCAAAGTATCTAAGCATCAAACACCCAAAAATAATATTCAGATTTGACTTTGCTGCTGGTATGTACCTTAGTCCATATATGGCTACTAAGCATAGGTCACAGAATCCAATCAAAGGTTACCCTGACTTATTCATTGCCTTACCACGTGGTAACTTTGCTGGTCTATTCATTGAGATTAAGACTGAGAAAGCTAACCCATTTAAAAAGGATGGTACATTGAAAGCTAATGAGCATACTGAACGTCAAGCAGAAGTATTGAAAGCATTAAATGAAGTTGGTTATGCTGCACTATTTTCTACTGGAGTAGACGAAACAATAAAAGTTATTGAATCATACATAAATCAAGAATGATGGAAATTGAAGAAAATGAAAACAAAATAATGGTTGAAATAACTCTTATTGAAAAAGATATAAGAAGTATTAAACTTTGGGAAAAACTTGTAAAAGAGCTTGATGTATTAAAAGACAATAACTATACAGCAAGAATACTTTTTGATTATATAGAAAAGCATTATGGAATTTAAAGAAATCAAAGACAAAGAAAAATACTTAAAAAAGAATTATCCATTTGATGATGTGCCAAAACTAACTGAGATAAAGCATTGTGTTCATTGTGGTCAAAACTTTTTAGTTGGAGATTATAAAGTACATCTTGAGTATAATTCTTTTGCAAAGAAAAAAATAGAATACATTGTCTGTCCTTATGCACCTGATTGTAGTGGTAGTGTAATTGATTGGTTTACTTTAGAAGATGAAGATTTAGATATTGATTAATCAATAAAAAAATTGACACGATGTCAATGGGGTGGGCGGTTGTTACAAATACAAAATAATTTAAGGGAGTAATTGAACTGCCCACTTTTTTTAACTCACAATAAAAATAACTACTATGAACGAGTACGAAAAATTTTTAGAACAAAAAAAACATTCAATTGGTAATTTTGGATTTGATGCTAATTACATTCCTGATATAGCATTTGACTTTCAAAAGTATATAATTGAGAAAGCAATTAAAAAAGGACGTATTGCAATATTTGCTGATACTGGATTAGGTAAGACATTAATTCAATTATCAATTGCAAATAATATTATAAGAGAAACAAATAAGAAAGTATTAATCTTAACACCATTAGCAGTTGCATTTCAATTTATTTTAGAAGCAGAAAAGTTAGGTATTGATGACATTGAGTATTCAAAGGATGGTAAGCATACTAAGAAAATAGTAATCTGCAATTATGAGAGATTACATTACTTTGATTCTAATGATTTTATTGGTGTTATCTTAGATGAAAGTTCAATCTTAAAAAACTTTGATGGTGCTATTAAAAATCAGGTAACAACATTTGTAAAAAAGATTCCTTATAGATTTTTATCTACTGCTACACCATCACCTAATGACTTTATTGAATTAGGTACAAGTAGTGAGGCATTAGGATATATGGGTTATATGGATATGTTAGGAAAGTTTTTTAAAAACAATCAAAACTCAGTTGATTCTAATAATAGAAACATTGGTGAAAAGTTTTACTTAAAACCCCACGCTGAAAAAGATTTCTTTGCATGGGTTAATCAATGGTCAATTATGGTTAAGATGCCGTCTGACATAGGATTTTCAAATGAAAGATATAATCTACCTGAGTTAATAGTTAATAAGCATATTGTAGAGAATCAATCAATGATTGATGCTTATGGTCAAATTCAATTATTTACACCAGTAGCAAAGTCAATGACTGAGGTAAGACACGAACAAAAGAAAACAGAATCAATTAGATGTGAGAAAGCAATTGAATTAGCTAATGGTAAAACAAGTGTATACTGGTGCAATACTAATAATGAAAGCAGCATCTTAAAAAGTTTAGATAAGGAAGCAGTAGAAATTATAGGTAGTCAGTCAATAGAACGTAAAGAAGAGATTCTATTAGCATTTGCAAATGGTGATATTAAAAGATTAATCACTAAAGCTAAGATGACATCTATGGGTCTTAACTGGCAGCATTGTAATCACTCTGTATTTTTTCCTACATGGTCTTATGAGCAATATTATCAAGCTATAAGAAGGTTTTGGAGATTTGGTCAAAAGAATGATGTTACTATTGACATGGTTATTTCAGATGGTCAAACAAGGGTAATAGAAGCATTACAACAAAAAACAAAAAAGGCAATTGAATTACATGAGAATCTAACAAAAAATGTAAATAGTACATTTACAAACATCACAAAAGAGTTTAACCAGCAAATAATCAAACCTAAATTTTAATAACTATGAACAACAAAGTAAAAGACCAAATTGTAACAGACAGATACGCTATGTATAATAGTGATTGTATGTTAGTCATGCCAACTATTGAAGATGAATCAATAGACCTAAGTGTATATAGTCCACCATTTGCAGGATTATATAACTACTCAAGTTCAGAAAATGACTTTAGTAATTGTGAAAGCAAAGAACAATTTTTAGAGCAGTATGAATTTCTTATTAAAGAAGTTGCAAGGGTAACTAAGAAAGGTAGAATAACTGCAGTTCATTGTACTGATGTATTTGATAATACTTGTAGACTTTGGGATTTTCCAAATGAGATTATTAGACTGCATACTAAATATGGTTTTGAATATCGTAATAGAATTACAATTTGGAAAGAGCCACTAAAAGTTAGAATGCGTACAATGGTACAATCATTAATGCATAAATTCATAGTAGAAGATTCTACAAAGTGTTTTACTGCTATGCCTGACTATGTATTAATATTTACTAAGAAAGGAGATAATCAAGTCCCAGTTACACATGAGTTTGGAATTAATCATTATGCTGGTGAAATTCCAATCTTACCAAATATTTTAAGAGCATGGAATAATGCTAATAAATCAGATTTAAATGAAGAGCAACTATGGGTGCATCTAAATAATATAAATGAAGATGGTAAGATAACTAAGTTGAATCATTATATATGGCAGCGTTACGCATCAAGTGTATGGGATGACATTAGAATTGATAATGTACTACCATTTAGAGACTCTAAAGAAGAGGATGATGAAAAGCACGTACACCCACTTCAATTAGACGTTATTGATAGGATAGTTGAATTATACTCAAATCCTAATGAAGTTGTATTAACTCCTTTTATGGGTGTAGGTAGTGAGGTGTTTAGTCCAGTTTCAATGGGTCGTAAGGCAATTGGTATAGAGTTAAAAGATTCTTACTTCAAACAAGCTAAGTTAAACCTACAAGAAGCAGATAATAGATTTAAAAAAGAAAGTAAATTTTTGAAATTATTTTAGTAACTTAGCACCATTCAGAGGTAGTATCCTGAATAGATTGTAAAACATTGTCACCCTATGGTGACTGAGAGACTAAGAGTAAAATCAAGGTCGATACTACCTCAGTCCTCATAGGGTATTTTTTATGATATGAATAGCAGAGATACTTGCATCTTTTATCGGTCAATGTTTGAATCAATAAAAGAACTACCTAAAGAGAATCAGGCTGAGTTATACAATGCCATATTTGAATACTCATTAGACTTTGTTGAGCCTACTTTGAGTGGTCTATCAATGACCATATGGAGATTGATAAGACCAGTATTAGAGAAAGGTAATACTAACTATATCAATGGAAGTAAACCGAAATCAAAGCAAACAATAAGCGAATTAGAAGCGAAAGTGAAGCGAATTAGAAGCGAAAGCCAAGCCTATAAGGATAAGGATAAGGATAAGGATAAAGATGAAGATATAGATAAGGATAAAGTTAAAAGTGCTAAAGCACCATCATTCAAATCATTTACACCTCAAGACCTCATTAACCAAATGAAACCACTAATAGATAAGTTTGGCAAAGATACTTGTAATGCTTTCTACTCTTATTGGTCTGAACCATTAGCCAATGGTAAGATGAGATTGACAAATGAAAAGGCTTGGGATACACATAGAAGGTTAGCATCTTGGAAACAAAGAGAAAAACAACCTACTACCAACTTTGTCAAACAATTACCAGCGGTCTTCAATCGTAGTTCACAAGGTCAAAAATATGTAGGTGACGATGTGATTTAAAAAAATAAATAAAAATAATTTTATGAATGTATTGCATAATCAAAATAATGTCTATATTTGCCTATCAATAATTCACTAATCAATTACTCAAACGATATGACAACTCAAGAATTTAAAGCAATCGCAACAGAAAAATTCAACACTATCTCTACTAACGATTTAATTGCTGAATCTAAAAAACTTATGTTTGATATTTCAGATGCATCTGATTTAGTTTTAGAAGTTATAACTGATATTCTTTTTGAAAGAATGCCTGAATCAGAATTTATCGAATTCTCAAAATCACTTTAATTAATCAAGGGTGGCTAACAACCACCCATTCACTTACTCAATAAATCAAACACCATGACACAAGCAACTATTAGAATATTCGGAAACATGATATACTTAGACTTTTTTAATTCATCTGAGGTATATTCAATTAAAGGATTTGATACATTAAGAAAGGCTAAAAACTATGCACGAAAATTCAATATTACATTAGTTGATAAGATGCCAAATAAAATAAAAGAGTTCGAGTATAATGACTAACCCACAACAAGCACTCATAGGTATTCTAATGACTGGTGAAACACATCAGGAACTTATACCACAACTTGGTGAGCATCTCTTCAATGAGGTGCTTACCAATAGATGTTATGCAGTAATCAAGAAAACTATTGACAAAGGACTTACTCCTAACATCGTCAACTTTTTTATGACTGCTAAAGACATTGATAAGTTCACACCTAAAGAAACATCTGAGATTATTACATGGTCAAACAACTTGACCTACAATGAGCCAGTTAATGAATACATAGCTATACTTAAAGATAATCACATAAAGAGGTCAATAGCATCAATTGTAACTGAGCAGTCATTAGGTCTTATCAATAACGATGGTTACACAACTGCCACATCAATAATCAAATCACTTACCAACCTACTTGATACTGGTACTAACTCAGATAACATCATTGACCTTTCTGAATTAACCAATGATGAACGTGAGGCATACTATCGTAGAGCAGCCTTGACACTATCAGGTAAGACTACTGGACTTGAGACTGGTCTTAAATCACTCAATAAGTTTACTGGTGGTTTCCATCCTGAGTTTATTATCATAGCTGGTAGACCATCAATGGGTAAAACTGCATTAGCATTATTTCATGGTATGAAATGTGGTGAGGCTGGTATCTACTTTAACCTTGAGATGAATAAGAGTCAACTTTGTCAAAGGTTAATACTTCAAGATGCTGGTGACTCAATCCACTCTTCAAGGTTACGTGATGGAAACCTTAGTCAATCTGAGTTACATTCATTTGAGCAGACCATTGGCAGCATTGAGAAAGCACCATTTCTAATCTATGATAAGGCAAGATGTGGAGTGCATGAGGCAATTCGTGTAATGAAACGTGAACATCGTAAAGGAAGGTGTAAGTGGGCAATCATTGACTACTTACAACTAATGACAATAGAAGGCTTTAAAGGAGGTAATCGTGAAGCAGAGGTAGCTGAGATTAGTCGAACACTAAAAGCAGCACAGAAAGAACTTGGTATACCAATTATAGCACTTGCTCAACTTAGTCGTGAGGTGGAAAAACGACCTGATAAGAAACCTATCTTATCTGACCTAAGAGAATCGGGTTCATTAGAGCAAGATGCTGATAGTGTTGCTTTCGTATACAGACCATCATACTATGGATTGAATGATGAAGATGGTAATCCATATACCAATCACATCTTCTATCTATTTGAGAAACATCGTCAAGGTGCTACTGGTGTGGTTGAGTTTAGGCATTCACCTAACATGACCAACTTTACAGATGTTACCACTCACGAGATTGGTAGCAGTTACCTACCTCAACCACAAAAAGACCTAAGACATTATGCAGACCCTGACTATGATGTACCATTCTGAGTACACCAATTACCTCAATAAACACCTTACTGAGCCGTTTGTAATGTTAGATGAAATGAATTTAAGCTATAATCAGTTTGAGGTGTTATACAATACATCTTACCCATTTAGAAAGATGTGGAAAATAGATGAATGTAATTTTAACTACTATGAGATTAGAGGTGGTAAATGCGAATTCGCTAAAGTATATCACGGCAAGATACATTGTAGTAATAAGAATTGTAAATAGTTGTATTATAAAAATATTATAATAACTTTGTAGAAACAATAAATAAAACTATGGAAAGTAATATTATAATGAAGAGTAAAGACAGAGAATTGTTTGGTATTGTTATCAAGCAAGAAACAAAAACGGGATTTTTATCTGTTAGTGAATTACAGAAAGCATACGAAGTTGCAAGATGGCAGCATGGTTGGAGTGAAAGACGTATTGACAATATAATGCAGACTAATGATTTTAAAGAACGAGTTTACTATCTATTACAAAATCAAGGTATTATAAAAACAAGTATTCTTGGATTTATGGAAATGGTAGAAAAGGAGGGTATAGCAAAAGTATTAAAAGGACTTGGAGTCTATAAAACAACTGGAGCAAGACAAAGTAAAGTGACATTTGCTAACCCATACATTTGGATATTATTAGCAATGGAGTTAAATCCTATGATATATGCAGCAGTTGTTACTTGGTTGACTGATACTTTAATATTTGATAGGATAGAGGCTGGAGACGAATTTAGACCTATGAACAATGCCATTAAAAAAATCATTCCTAATCCTGACTATAAGAAATATGCCATCGCAATAAATGAAAGGGTATTTGGTAAACATCTAACTGGAATGAGAAATTTAGCATCAGCACAAGAACTAAGAAAAATAACTAAGATTGAGCAGTTTATTTCTCAAGGTATCAATATGAATATGATTAAAGACGATACTCAAACAATGTATGCAATTGGTAATTTTGCTCTATAAAAGTACAACATAATCATATAATCACTATATTTGTTGACTATGAAAGAACAAATCAAGAAAGATAACAGAGGTGGTAAGAGACTTGGTGCTGGTCACCCATTCAAATATGGTGAACGCACCATAAATATCACATTTAGAATACCAACATCGCATAAGGAACTAATAAAGGTAATGGTCAAGCAATATCTTGATAAGGTTAGTTCTAACTATAAAGAATCTAAACCAACTAAATCTGAACACTATGGCTGCTGAACAATCGGTTGTTGAATTAATCTTCGAGAATCACAATGAACTATCTAATGTTGACTTTACATCGTGGTTGATAAATAACTATGAAGAGTTAAAAGACCAACATAAGGTTGAGGTAATGGGTGCTTATGAAGTTGGTCAAGCAGATGCCTATGATAGTGGATTCTCAGAAGCTGGTGCATTAGCATTTTATAAAGAATTTTATGGATAGTAACCTACTACTTATACCTTGTGCAATTGAATCAGTATCTACAAGAAGAGATAAAACTCTCAAGGTAGTGATAGGTACACAAGAACTTTCACCATCAAAGGCTGCTGAGTTATTCAATCAATGGACATCAGGTGTAGGTGTTATGGCATTCAAAGGTGAATCATTCAACTACAATGATGAAGAGTTACTAAAGTCAATCAAGATAGATGCTGAAGAGATGGGTTCTAAGACACCCAGTCAAAGGTTGAGGTCGTGCCTTTATGTTTTGTTTGAACGCAACCCTGAAGGATACAATGACTTCAATAGTTACTATTCAGCTATGATAGAAAAGTTTATAGAGATGGTCAAGAAACGAATTGACACCTACCAACTTTAATACCTATGAACAAGACTCACACAATAGAAGATGGTAGTGGTAATAGATTAATTGCCACACATAACGATGCAATCATTAACCTATCACTATTACTCACCGATGGTAAAAAGAGAGCCATAGGTCAAATTGATAAAGCTACAAGAACATTAAGACTAATCAGGTCAAGGTCTAAACATCTTATGAGAGTCAATAACTCTTATGGAATCAACTACTACCTGATAGAGAATGGTAAGGCATTTGACAAAGTTCAGATAGTAGACGAACAAAATAGCTGGTTAGTATCTAAAGACTATCTTATAGAACATTGCACAACGATGAACTTTAAGTCTCAAGGATTTGAACTACAGAAATTCATATCACTTGACAAACTAAATTCTTTCGTAAATTCGTAGTATGGAATCACAAGAAGAAGTTAACAAAGGTGGTAGACCAACTGAGTATAAAGAGATATTCAATGAACAAGTCTTTGAAATGGCTCTACTTGGTCTTTCAGATGTTCAGATGTCTAACATAATTGGAATATCAGAGGTGACATTTAATGCATGGAAACACAAACACCCTGAGTTTCTTAAGTCGTTAACGCAAGGGAAAGAGAATGCAGACGGCAAAGTAGCTAAGGCAATGTACAAACGTGCATTAGGTTTGACCATCATTGAAGAGGCATTGACTAAGGATGGGCAAATAGTACAACTAAGAAAAGAACTACCACCTGATACACCAGCAGCTAAACATTGGTTAGCTAATCGTCAACGTAAGCTATGGGCAAACAATGGTGAAAGCACAATGTATACTACTGAGCCATTGATTATCATAAGGACTGAGGGAGATAAAGATGAATGAGTTTCAAGTTAACCAAACGTCAAACAACTGCATACGACTTAGCAGTTAATGGAGTTAAGAAAGTAATAGTATTTGGTGGCGCAATTAGAGGTGGTAAGACGTACTGGTTACTCTTAACCCTATCTTCACTTTGTTTACTCTATCCTAAGTCAAGATGGGTAATCATTCGTAAGACATTACCTGACTTAAAGAGGACTACCTTTCCTTCATTCAGTTCAATTATCAATGATGGTTTGAGTGAATACATTAGTAGTTGGAATCGTGAGACCAATGTAGTTACATTTACTAATGGTAGTGTACTAATCTTCATGGCTGAATCCTTTGACGATGACAAAGACTTAAATAGGTTTAGAGGGTTAGAAATTAATGGTGCTGGGTTAGATGAGGTAAACGAACTACAAGAAGCAACCTTCTACAAGGTACAAGAAAGGATAGGTAGTTGGAATAAGGCTAATGGTCAACCACCCATTGTACTACTTGCTACTTGCAACCCAGCTAACAACTGGGTCAAGTCAGTTATCTATGAAAGGTGGAGAAGTAATACATTACCTGATAAGTGGTCTTACATCAATTCACGCATAACAGATAACCCATACATCAGTCAAGAATACCTTGAGTCACTTAAAGAACTACCACCAATTCAATATGCAAGATTTGTTGAAGGTGACTGGGATGTAATGGACGATGTCTCTAATCCATTCCTTTATGCTTGGGACGATGAAAGACACATAGACGATTCACTAAGTCTTAATCCTAACCTACCAGTATTTATCTCAGTCGATTTTAATATTAACCCATTATCAGCATTAATCATTCAGCAACACACCACTAAAGGTTGTTCAGTCATTGGTGAGATAAACATTGATAAGGGTAGCATTGATGCTTTCTGTGATTATGTTGAGGGGTTGAATTTACCACGTGGTCTACTTAGAATAACTGGAGATGCAATGGGTAGTGGTAGAAGTATTCAACAAAGAGATAATAGTTCAGCATATACCCAAATCAAAAGAAGGTTACACCTTGCAGACTCACAGATAATAATACCAGCTAACCCTACGCACTACAATAGTCGTATTGATTGCAATAACGCATTAACACGACTTGAGATAAGAGTTAACTCAGTTAAGTGTAAAGGATTGGTCTACGATGCTAAACAAGTACAATGTAATGCTGATGGTGGTATAATCAAATCAAACAGAAAGAATTTATCTGAAAGAGCAGATTTCTTAGATTGTTTTCGTTATTTTGTAAATTCAATTTTAAAAAGATACCTATGAGCATTTGTTCACCTTGTTACGATTCGGGTAGTTATGTAGATGTATGTGCTACTGGTCTTACATTCGGGGTTGCTGAACCTGATACATCTTACCTTGTTTGTATTCAATACAAGGCTACTGGTCGCATTCAAACCTTTGTAGCAGTTAGTGATGAATTTGGTAACATTACTATTGAAGGAGTATTGATTGACCCACTACAAGGCTATACGTTGTGGATAACAACTGATACACCTAATGGAGTTCGTCAAGACTTGACCATAGGTGCTGACACCTATACTTGTATTGACTTTAGTATTGCGGTAAGTGATACTGAACCATCAATAGTTAATCTAACACTATGAGCAAACTATACGCTATAATCAAAGGGTGGTACTACTACCTTACTGCAAGTTCTAAGAATAAGAAACTAAGCAGCGAAAGAACTGCTATTTGTAATAACTGCCAACATAGGTATAAGAGATTGAATCTATGCAATGCTTGTGGATGTTTCCTACCAGCAAAGACACGTGTTGAAGATGCACAATGCCCACATCAATACTGGTGACCTATGTCTAACTTTATTATCTTACAATCTACGTTAATCGAATACAACAAGAACATTGAAGATGAAGAGTTACAAGAACTATCTGCAATTGACTTAGGTGACTGCAAGGTATTAGTTAATGTCAATGCTATTATGATGGTAGTAGAGAATCAAGGTACTACAATTTTAACCTTAACCAACTTAGATAGATTGGTTAGCAACAACACAATAGATGAAGTTATTCAGAAAATTAATGCCAGTCAAGTTATGGCATCGATTCAATAGGTGGAATAAGAAGCAGACCAGTTACAACTTAGTCAAGGTTTTCACTCAAGATGGGTACAACTACCTTAGATTCCCGAAAGAAACCAATATGCCACTTGAAAGGTTCTCAATGTCTATGGCATTACTTGAGAGATTAAGTTCAGGTATTAGTGGTGCTGAAATGGAATTGATATTAGAAGCTATGGAGAAAGCATTGAGTGCTGGTCTATCAAATCCTAAGAATGCTGCATTGGTTGCTACCTACATTCATATCATACGTGAACGTCAAGATACCATCATACATCGTGACCTACTACTTAACATTGCAGCTACTTGGATAATCAGAGATGATGAAGACCCTACCATCATAAACAATGATATACACAAAGAAAAGTTAGAAGTGTTTGAAAAGATGTGCAATGGAGGTGCGCATGATTTTTTTTCACGTTTGGGTATAGAGCCGCTAATACCCTTAATGTCTATGTCAGCAGAAGACTTTCAGAAATTATGGGAATACAACGTGGAAGCACAACGCAACCTAATCAAAGCATTGACCCACTTAGATTCTCACCACGACACAGAGCGAGTGAAACGACCAAGAGAATTAAAACTCAAGTAATGACAATAGTTGAGGGTGACGTGGTTGCATATAATCAACTCATGAGTAATGATGTTGACTTATTTTTAACTAAATTTGAGCAGTTCATTAAGACTCAACAACGTGGCTAAAGTTATAATTGAATACGAAGCTCAAGCAGCATCACTCAAACAAGTAACAGATACTATTATCAATGCTAACAAGCAGATAGGAGATAGTGCTGAGTTAGCATCTAAGGAAGGCTCAGATGCTTATAAAGCTATGGGTAAGTCTATGAGTGCTGCCTTTAGTTCACAAGAAGTTAGCAAGGCAATCAATAGTAACATAGCTAACATCAACAAGAATCGTGATGCACTAACTAAGTTAACTGGTGAATCAATTAAGTTTGGTAAGGCTGCTGCTACATTAGGTGGTCAAATCAAACAGAATGCAGCACAAGTATTACAAGCAAAGGAGGCATTATCTAAGTATCAATTAACATTAGCAGATACTGGTAAAGGAACTGACACTACAGAAAAGAAAACACAATCACTCAAGGGTAGACTAAGAGAATTAAAAGAGGAACTATCAGCACTTGAGTCTGCTGGTCAAGAAGGTACACAAGCATTTGAAAAGTTATCTATTGAGGCTGGTAAGCTACAAGACCAAATAGGTGACACACAAGAAAGGGTTAAGGTACTTGCATCCGACACGTTTAAGTTCGATGCAGCAGTTGGTGCGGTCAAAGGTCTTGCTGCTGGGTTTGCAATTGCACAAGGTGCTGCTGCATTATTTGGAACTGAATCTGAAGAACTTAATAAGACCATTGCTAAGACTCAGGGTGCATTAGCATTACTAACTGGGTTGCAAGAAATAGCAACATTGGTAACTGGTCAAGGTGCTACTAAGATAAGTTTGCAGTCTATCTTTATGAAAGAAAAGATAGTTGTAACAAATGCTGCTACTGGTTCAGTTACTGCATTAGCAACGGCAGAAGAGGGTGCTGCGGTTGCTACATTAGCAACTAAGAAAAGTCTTGACTTGTTAAAGGTTGCAATAGCTGGTACTGGTATTGGTTTACTTGTGATAGCATTAGGTGCATTGTATTCTATCTATCAAAAAAACTCAGAGGCATCTAAGAAGTTTAATGACTTGATGAAAGAATCTGAAGAGGCTAATAAGAATGCAACGGCTGCTATCAAAGAACAAAGAGCAGCACAAAGTGACCTTAATGACCAAATATTAGTTAGTTCAAAACAAATAAGTCAAGAAGAGGCTGATAGGAGAAAAACAAGAAGGGATGCATCAAAGGAGTTAGAAGCACAACAAAAGCCACTATTTTTAAATCAAGCTAAACAAATCTCACAAGAAAAAGAATTAGCTAATAAGATTGAATTTAAGAAAGCACAAATTGATGCAGCATCTAAGTCATCAAGGGATAATGCTGCAATTAACTTATCAACTTATGTATCTGAATTAAAAAACTTAGAGACTCAAAGAGTTGCAACTAACAAAGCATTGAATGATACTAAGGCAAGTATTAAAGATTTAAGAGCAGAATCAAATAAAACAACTGGTGGTAAAATTGAACTTATTGATGCTGCTGAAACACAAAGATTAAAAGATGAGGCAAAAGCAGCAGCAGATAATGCAAAACAGATAAGTGACAAAGCAATACAAGATAGGATAACTGCTGAACTTAATGGTCTTAAATTGATTGGAATCGTTAATGGTGAATCATTCAAGAATAAAGAAGACATCTTAAAGAAAGAGGCTGAACTTGAAAGAGCATCAGCAAAAGCCAGTATAACAAATAAAGCATTAAGAGCATCTACACTACTACTCATTGATGCTAAGTTAGCACAAGATACTGAGCAACTTAAACTTGATGAACAAAACAAACTTATCTCTAATGAAGTTAAGTTGATTGAGGCTAAGAAGATATCAGGCAAGGCAACAATAGAAGATGAAATCAAACAAGCAGAATTATCATTTAACATTGAAAAGAGTAACCTTGATGCAAAGATTAAATTAAATCAAGCATCTGCTGGTGACCTTGAAGTATTGACTGCTAATAATGTCAAGAAGATTCAAGATATTAGAAACAAGGGTATACAAGAAGAGTTAACACTAAGAGTTCAGGCATTTGAACTACAAAAGATGTTAGGTGTTACCACCCTCGAAGATGAACTATCATTGATACGTGCGAGGGCTGAAGCAGAACTAAGTGCTAATGAACTATCAAATAGTACACTTGCAGTTAAAGAGGCTAATAGGTTAAGTATTATAGCTAAGACTGACAAACAGATTACAGATGCTAAGGTAGTTGAGGTCAACAAACGTATTGACCTTGACAATACTGAAGCACAAGCAGCGGTAACATTAGGTACATCAACATACGACCAGCGAGTTAAATTGATTCAAGATGAAGGTCAAAAGCAAATCAACTTACTTGATAAGAAACTATTAGCTGAAGAGGAATACAATGCAGCGGTGGTTAAGATTAATGCAGATACAACTGCTAAGTTGAATGTTGAACAACAAGCACGAGTTGATAAGGTATTTGAATATGGTAATGCTATTATTTCAGCATTTACTGCTTTAAATGAATTAAGTCAACAAGCAACTGAGCAAAGGGTAGCAGACATCACAACATCAAGTGAGGCTGAATTAAAAGCCATTAATGAATCAGTTGAATCAGAAGCTTATAAACAACGGCAAAGGGAGAACCTAGAAAAAAGAACTAATAGAAAAATTGCAGCTGAAAAAACAAAACAAGCAAATCAAGATAAGGCATTAGCAATATTTCAAATTGCACTCAATACTGCATCATCTATTATTAAAACTGGAGCAGAGTTAGGTTATCCAGCAGCTATACCATTTCAAATAGTTGCTGGTATTGTAGGTGCTGCACAAATAGCAATTGCATCCGCTAAAACACCACCAAAATTTGAACGTGGTGGTGAGATTGGAGGTCAAAGACATAGTCAAGGTGGTACTATGGTAGAAGCAGAGCAAGGTGAGTACATCGTAAACAGAAAGCAAACGTCCGCACATCGTAGAGAATTGAATGCATTAAATCAATCCTCTGATGCCTTTAAGAAACTAATTCAAGATAGGTATGTTAGACCAGCATTGATGAATTATATGTTAGGTTCTAAGTCTAAGGAGATGGGTGTAAATGTAAATGCTACATTAAATTCTAAAAGTATGGAGGCTGAATTGAAAGGATTAAGAAAGGACTTAAGACAAAGTAATAAATTCTATAATAACCAAATTGATACACGCTACCAATGGCATCAGAAATAAAGTTTATTTTAGATGGTTCAGATAGAGGTCAGCCAACTAATGCAATAGAATTTGGATTTACTATTTCAGAAGAGATTGATATAAAAACAAGAGTTGTATCATTCAACAATGATTTGATATTTAGTGGTGCTGCTTATGACTACTTATTTACATTATTAGTTAATAATGGTATTTGTAATTTAGTAGATGTTAATGTACTATATGAATGTCAAGGGATATGGAAAAACCTAGTAAATGGGTATCTGATTGTATCTGAATTAATCTTTGATTTTGATAGATGTACTTGTAGAACTAAGATGTATGATACATCATTTAGCACAAGAATTAATAATAACAAAGACATACCATTTTCACTTAATAGTTTAAAAACTAAAAATCTTTATCCTAAGTCTGCTGCTAATATTGTTCAATTAGAATTCTTTAACCCATCAAATTGCGTAACTAATACAATTGATACAATTGGTGGATATTCTGTTTGGGAGGCATTTAAAAATTTAATTGCATCAATGAGTGACAATCTTATAGATTTTCAATCTGATTTTTTTAGAATACAAACATTTGGATTAGCTAGTAGAGTTAATTATTTTGTTACTACTGGTAAATCAATTGCTGATAAATCAAGTTCAGTAGATGCTATTGTTTCATTTAAGCAATTATTCTCAACACTTGATTCAAAGTTAAATTTAGGTATTGGATTTACAAGACAATCTAATGGTAGACCATTAATGAGAATTGAACCAGCAAGTTTCTTTTATGAACAGAATTCAATCGTAAATCTTTATGACCAGCCTGATATAACATTATCAGTTGATAAGACTCAATTGTATGGTACAATAAGATTAGGTGCAAGTGAATCACTACAATTTAATGAATGCAATAATGGTGATTCAAATTGTCAATTTGTACAAACACCAGTTGATGGATTTGAAGAAAATACATTTGGATTCTTAGGAACTTGTAATACTGGCACAGCATTAAATTTAGTTTCAAATGAAGTAATTATAGATACTAATATAATTGAAGATACTTATATCTTTAATAGTGATGCATATTTAACAAATACATTTATAATTGAAATAAAATACAACTTTCAACCAGCTGGTGGAGGTCAACCAGCAAAGATTAGATATTTAGCAAATAAACAAGACCCTTATGAACAAGGTAATTGCTACTATAATATCTCACTTAATAATTTAGCATCATCATTTAATTGGAGAACCGAATTACATAATTCAATTGCTCAATATCAAGAACCATATACACCAGCATCTACAAACTTTAATGTTAGGGTATCTTCTAATTTATCATTTGTAATAACTCCTACCTCAGCAACATATTTTGAAACTACAGACCAGTACATTAAATATTTAGATGAGGTAAATGATGTTGGTAATAACTTTTCAGTAGACAAATATGTAGTTCCTCGTGCTGGACAATATACATTTGATGTAGAGATATTTACATTTTGTTCAAATAGTTATTCAATTCAAGCAATTATACAAAGGTTTAATTCTAATGATGAATTTGTTGGACAAGTGGTTAGTTCCACACAAAATAGTACGGGTGGAATTCTATCTGCAACCATAACATTAACTGCTGTATTTAATCAAGGTGATATTATAAGAACAGATTTACAAGCCGTTTCAGGAAATGGTGGCAATCAAACACTAATTATTCAAAATATATTTAGTGCTAATCCATCTATATTTTATGGTAGCGGTACACCATTTGAAAATGAGTTTCAAGTAGTAGACCCTAATGCATCTAAAAAGATATTATATAAATTTGACCGACCATTAACAATGACTGAGATTGAGGCAATACTTGACAATACCTCACGACCTATAGCATTTGGTAGATGGGATGACCCACTAAGAACTATTGAAGGTTACATTAAGAAGGTTGATGTTAAGTCAATTATAGAACAAGAAGCATCATTTGAATTAAAGTCTAATAAGATACTGAGATGAGTTATACATCAATACCAAACCAACCTATTATCTTTCATACGGAAGAGGAACTACTAACACCTTGTGAAGAGTGTGGAGATGGTAGCTATAGACAATTGGTTGACCTTAATGACCAGTTATTCTTTCAAGTTGATGCACCTGATTGTACTGGTAAGTTACCACTTAGCAGTTTGTCAAATGTAATATGGACTTTAGATGGTAATATTGTTTGCTCAACTACAGCATCTAATGGTAGTGCATCTGTTATATTTACCACACCTTACCCTTATGAAGTTTATAGGTTAGAAATACTTGTTACTGAACTTACAGAGGGTGACTTAGTGGTTACCATTCAAAACGGTGAATCATTCACATTTTATACGGCTGGTACTTATAACATCTACCTATCAACTCAAGCAGCCATCAATGGTGACCTATCACTACAAGTTAACTTTGCATCAACCACTTTTGTAGGTTGTTTCAATCTACGTGTAGGTGCATTTGGTGTTGGTACTGATATGCAGTTAGGGTGGGTAGACCCATCTACATTCGAGTATGTTGCACCAGTAGTTGGATTCTTAACTACCATTAAAGATAATAAAGTGACTGCTGCTATTCCAATGGTAGACCAAGAGATAGGTATTGGATGCCATAGGTTAGCAATAACAGACCCTTGTGATAATGGATGTTCTACCTATGGCATTGATAATCCTAACTTTAATGGTTCGGTAGCAGTTGGTGGTGCTGGTAGTGGATGGGATTTGACTAATGGTATTTGGGAGATAAGCGGTGGTCAAGCAATATTTACAGATGTTATTACTGGAGATAATGCAGTAATGGTAAGTGATTCTTTCTTATGTGCTGCTGAAGATTCAGTCTATGATGTTACCATTACTATCACTCAACATCAAGATGTAAGGGTATTTGTAT